TAATTGAATACGTTATTAATGATGAAGATGGTAAAGCATCTGATTTATTCCATGAGATTGTCGTTGACAAGAGTCGTCAGATATATGAAGACTTAATGAAAATGGAAATGGGCGGTGACCCAGTTGATGAGTTAATCAACGATGTTGAAGCCGATGAAGAAGGCATAGACTATGAAGATGACATGGACATGGGCGATGACGACATGGACTACGATGATGACGGTGAGACTGATGAGCATGAAGAAGGCCATGAAGAGCTAGAAGATCGTGTTGTTGACTTAGAAGATAAGTTAGACGAATTAATGGCTGAGTTTGATGAACTAATTGGTGGCGAAGAAATGGGCGATGAAATGCCTATGGACGACGAGATGATGGATATGGGCGATGAAATGCCTATGGACGACATGGAACCAGAGTTTGAAGAAGGCATGTATGAGTCTAAAGAAGTTGACGAAGACGAAGAAGTCACTGAAGAAGAAGATTGCGATGACGACGATGATAAAAAAGAGTTAGATGAGAATGTTGCTTTAAGTAATGTAACTAAACCAAATAATAGCGAAAGCGAAGGCACTAATAAAAGTTCAGCAAATGCTGATAACGCAGGTGCTAAGAGTCAAAAGGGCACAGTGAAGCCAGTTGCAATGGGTAACAAAGGCGAAAATAAAGGTCGTTCAAACCCAACAGCAAAAGATATGGGCAGTACAACTAAGCCAAATGAAAAGAAGGTAGCAATGCCTAAAGCAAAAGGCGAAGACAGCGGTACTAACAAGAAGAGCATCACAGGTAGTTAATCTTTAATGGAGAAAGGCACTATCTAATAGTGTCGCACTACTATGAATAAGTTTGAAAAGTTAATAGAATACGTTATAAACGAAGAAAATGGAAAAGCTAGTGATCTTTTCCACGAAATCGTATTAGAAAAAAAGAGCAGTATCTATAAAAAGCTAGTAAACGAAGAAGATGTTAAGTTAGAACTTGCACCAGAACCAGTAACTTCAGAAGAAGATGGCATTAACACTACAACAGTGCAAAATAACATTAGTGGTGCTAGAAACGTACAAAGCTTACGCTTAGTTGATGTTGATAATAGCGGTGATTTATCAAACAAAGAAGTATCAGATGATGAAATGGATAAACGTGTAGATGGTACATCTGACACAGTCCATAATGTTGAGCATGCTGATGGCGAAGATGATCCGTATAACAAAGATGCTGAAGAAATGACAGGTGATCCTTATGCTGATAGCAATAAAGAAGGCAAACCACAAAAAGGAAGTGGAGTGTACTAATGTCAATTTTACAAGAAACATTATCGTTTGATGCCGCTAACATTATTGTAGAACGTAGCGGAGATGGAGATAAAGACCTTTACATGAAAGGATTATGCATTCAAGGCGATGTTAAGAATGCTAATGAACGTGTATATCCAGTTAATGAAATTACTAGTGCAGTTAAGTCATTGCATGAGCAAATTAACGGTGGATATTCAGTACTGGGAGAATTAGATCACCCAGATGATTTAAAAATAAATTTAGACCGTGTTAGTCACGTCATCACAGAAGTGTGGATGGAAGGTGCAAACGGTTTCGGTAAGTTAAAGATTTTGCCAACGCCTATGGGTAAGTTAGTTGAAACCATGTTAGGTAGCGGCGTAAAATTAGGTGTCTCGAGCAGAGGTAGCGGAAACGTTAATGAAAGCAACGGACATGTAAGTGATTTTGAAATAGTAACAGTTGACGTAGTAGCTCAACCTAGTGCCCCTGGAGCATATCCAACAGCCATTTATGAAGGTTTGTTGAATATGGAACATGGGCATAAGTTGATTGAAATGGCGGCTGATGCTAGAGAAAGTATCACAGCACAGAGATTTTTAGAAGCTGGACTTGTTCAGCTTATTAAAGATCTCAAAATATAGGAGAAATAGATGCTAGATGCAATTAAACCATTGCTCGACAGCGAATTGATTAACGAAGACACTCGTCTTGCTATTCAGGAACAATGGGAAGCTAAGATGACTGAGACTCGTGAAGAAGTTCGTACAGAGTTGCGCGAAGAATTCGCTACTCGTTACGAGCATGATAAACAAACAATGGTAGAAGCTCTAGATCGCATGGTATCTGAAAGTCTCGAAGCAGAGATCCAAGAAATCGCGGAAGAAAAAGCCGCTTTAACTGAAGATCGTGTTAAATTCCAAAGTAAGATGACTGAAAATGCTACAAAGTTTAACAGCTTTATGGTAACGAAGTTAGCTGAGGAAATTAAAGATTTGCGTGAAGATAGACAGGTTCAAACAAAAGGTATGGCTAAACTAGAGGAGTTTGTTGTTAAAGCTCTTGCTAGAGAAATCAATGAATTTGCCCAAGACAAAAAGGAAGTAGTTGAAGCTAAGGTTCGTTTAGTTGCAGAAGCTAAAGCGAAACTTACTTCACTTAAAACTCGATTTGTTAAAGAGAATTCAGAGAAAGTTAGATCAGTTGTTACTAAGCGTTTACAAAGCGAACTATCACAGTTACATGAGGACGTAAAAGTTGCTCGTGAGAATAACTTCGGACGTAGAATTTTTGAAGCATTTGCTACTGAATTTACAGGTACTCATTTAAATGAGAATGCTGTAATCAGAGAGTTGAATCAAAAGTTAGATGATCGTGATAATAAATTAGACGAAGCTAGAAAAGTAATAGGTAAAGCTAAAGTCTTAGTTGAAATGAAAAACAAAGAAGTACAGACAATTACAGAGAACACTAAACGTACAGCAATTATGGAAGATTTGTTAGGTCCTTTAAAAAGAGACAAAGCAGATGTTATGCAGAACTTGCTAGAGAATGTTCAAACGAATCGTTTACAAGGTACTTTCGAAAAATATTTACCAGCGGTTCTTTCGAACAAGTCAAGTGCATCTAATGCACCTGCAAGACGTAAGCAATCTTTAACAGAGAGTGCTAAGAAAGAAGTAACCGGTAATAAAAGTAAAAACGACATGCAATCAACAGATGATAACGGAATTATTGATATCAAACGTTTAGCAGGTCTTTCAAATAGTGATTTTTAGGAGATAAACAATGTCACAACAATTAATAGAAGGTCGTTGGAGCGAAACAAAAGACGCTCTAATGGAAGGTTTAAGCGGAACTCGACGTAGTTCAATGAGTGTGATCTTAGAGAACACTCGTAGATACTTGTCAGAGAGCGCAACAGCAGGTTCAACATCAGCTGGTAATGTAGCTACACTTAACCGTGTAATTTTACCAGTAATTCGACGTGTAATGCCTACTGTAATTGCTAACGAGCTAGTTGGTGTTCAACCAATGACTGGTCCAGTTAGTCAAATTCATACATTACGTGTTCGTTATTCAGACAGCACAACTGGTCACTCAGGTGCAAGTATTGATCCTGTAACAGCAGGTGATGAGGCATTAAGCCCGTTTAAGATTGCAAGATCTTATTCAGCAGGTCAACAAGCGTCAGCAGGTCCAGAAGCAGATCATTTAGCGGCGTCTACGTCACTACTTGAAGGTGATGGCGGTCGTAGAATTAGCGTTCAGTTATTGAAACAAGCAGTTGAAGCTAAGACACGTAAGTTACAAGCACGTTGGACTTTTGAAGCGGCACAAGATGCTAATTCAATGCACGGTATTGATATTGAAGCAGAAATTATGGCGGCGTTAGCGCAAGAGATTACTGCAGAAATTGATCAAGAGATTTTACTTTCTCTACGTTCATTGGCAAGCACTGAGTTTACATACAACCAAGCAACTGTAAGTGGTACTGCTACTTTCGTTGGTGATGAGCATGCGGCACTTGCTGTTTTAATTAACAGAACTGCTAACTTAATCGCACAACGTACAAGACGTGGTGCTGGTAACTGGGCAGTATGTAGTCCAGAGTCGTTGACGATTTTACAGTCTGCAACTACTTCAGCATTTGCTCGCACAACAGAAGGTACGTTTGAAGCACCTACTAACACTAAGTTAGTTGGTACATTAAACAGTGCTATGAAGATTTATGTTGATACGTATGCTTCGGATTCAGTACCAGTACTTATCGGTTATAAAGGTTCAAGCGAATCTGATGCACCTGCATTCTACTGTCCGTACATTCCACTAATGAGTAGTGGCACAGTACTTGATCCTGCTACTTTCGAGCCAGTAGTATCATTTATGACAAGATACGGGTACATCGAGTTAACAAATACAGCAAGTTCATTTGGTAACGCTGGTGACTATCTTGGAGAGGTTGCAATTACTAACATTTCGTTCTCGTAAGAACTTAATATTGTAAAAAAAGGGCCTTAATTGGCCCTTTTTTATTGGCTTTGTTATCTTTGAAGTAAATATGTGTATGTGGAAACAACAAGAATTTTTATACGAGACTAATAAGGAATATTTATAATGGGTAGATTTAAAGTCACACCAGAAACAAAAGAAGTGCATTGCCGTGTAAAAATAGGTGATAATCCAGAAACAGACGGAATAATACTTCGTCAAAAGAGTACAACACGATTTATAGTATCAGACGGTTCCAACACCGGCGTTTGTATTGTGTCAGATTTTGAAGATAACAATTTAAGAGAGAATACAATGACGATATCAGTTACTAAAAACGATGGCACAGTTATTAGAGTAGAGCAGTTTAATAACAAATTTGCTGTTGATTTTAATAGCAATAGGTATGTAGTAAAAGAAGGGATTGATGCCGGCACACATGAAAAAGTAACAGTAATTACAGATGAGATAAAAGCAAAACTTAGAAAATCAGATAGAACTACTAAGACCAAAAAATCTGAAGTTACAAACTTAGTAGAAAAAGAGATTGTACAACCAGTTAAGGTAAAGGTACCATTAGATCCTAAAAGAATGAGAAAACAAGACTTAGCAGATTATGGAAAATCATTAGGGGTTGACTTAGATATTGAGAAAACTAAAAACGATATGATTGCTGATTTAAAAGAATTCCAAGAATCTAAAAAAGAAACAATACAAACAGAGTTATTTGAGATAAATGATGATGCTGGGTTTTATGTTGCTACTGATTTAGAATAAATACTGTTATGCTTCAATGGGTGGAGCATTTATGCAGATACCCTCTGCGTAGTCATAGAACGATTTTCAAGGAGAAAAAAATGGGACGTCCAATTAATAAAAAACATTTCGGTAATACAAACGACGGTGGTTTAGGCGGAGAAGGTGTTGCATCAGTAACAGTAACAGGCGCAGGTACTGGATATACAACAGGAGAAGCAGTAACTTTTAGTGCTCCACAATTGCCAGGTGGCGTAACAACAACTGGTACAATTGTAGATAATGGCTCTGGTGGTGTGTTATCAGTAACAATTACAGTCGCAGGTACTGGATATACATCAGCACCTACAGCAACATTTGCAACAGGCGGAGCAAATGCAACAGGTACAGCAGTAGTAACAGCAACTAAAGTTAATGCTATTTCGTTAACAGCGTTTGTAACAGGCGGTAGTAACTTAACAGGTGATGTAGTTGCACAGAAAGGCGCTAAGCGTTTTAAAGTAACAACTGCTACAGGTACAGAAGTTTGTAAACTAGTAACAGCAACCCCTGCCGCGGGTGGAGAAATGCGTATCACAGCAGTTGATTCAGCCGCTGGTACATACTTCCTTAGTAAAATTTCTGCTAGAACATGTACAGTTGTACGTGGAACTGGTACAGAATTTGCTGAAGGTGCTAAAGTTAAATGGACTAAAGGTTCAGCAGTATTAAACGATTCAGTATCGATTAATAACGCTTAATTAACTTTTAGTTAGTAAAGAAGAATCCCCTTAATTGGGGATTTTTTGTGAATGTTTAAAACGTATAAATAGTAATAAATTATACAAAGGTTAATTATGTCTTATACACAACGTTTTAGCGACAACTACAAATTAGAAAGTATTAGTGGAAGTGGAACTGTTGAAATTGAAGCAACGTCATTGACAGTTACAGGTAATTTAATTGTTGCTGGTTCATCTACTGAAGTTAATTCAACTGACTTAGCAATCACAGATAAAACAATCGTTTTAAATAAAGGAGAATCCGGAGCAGGTGTTACTTCTCCAGTTCACGCAGGTATTGAAATTGAACGTGGTTCGCTAACTAATGTTGGTGTTCGCTACAATGATACTAGTGATAAATGGGAATTAACAAACGATGGTTCTACTTGGGCAAATATCTTATCAGGCGCAAGTTCTGGACTACTAAACGTAGTAGAAGATATAACACCGCAACTAGGTGGTGCATTAGACGTTAATGGAAATATGATAACAAGTGCTAGTAATGGAGATATTATCATTGACCCAAATGGCAATGGTTTGCTAAAAATAAATCACGAAGTTAGTTTGCAGGAGCAAGGAAGTGACCCAAGTTCAACCTCTAGTTATAATAAACTTTATGCTAAAACTCCAAGTGAAGGTGGGTCTGGTGTATTTTTTGTAAATTCAACAACTAGTGATGAACTAGTTTCAAAAACAAAAGCAATGGTTTTTGCTTTAATATTTTAGGAAGTAATATATGTCAATAAACACACAAGCAGTAGGAACTTCAAATACAACTGTTTATACAAGTTCAAATAGTAGTGCAATTACAAATTTAACACTATGTAACTACAGTGCATCTAGTGTAACTATTAGTTTGCACGTAGTGCCAAGCGGCGGTACAGTAGCAAATGGAAATATTATGCTAAAGGATTTAACAATCACAGCAGGTGATACGTATGTTTTATACGGTGGCGCTGAAAAAATACTATTTGACAACAATGATTTTATTAACGTTATATGTAGTGCAACCACATCAGTAACAGCAATTACAAGTTACACAGCAATTTAAAACAGTGGGAAGGTTTGTTAAAAATCAACAAATAGGATTTGGGAACGCTTCTATTAGAATTCCAGTAGGTGATGCGTCTGAGCGTCCTGATGTGCCTGATTTTGGACAAATAAGGTTTAACACTGATATTGCTAAAGTAGAATTTTATAATGGTACTGTATGGAGTGTTGTTTCTAAACAAGGAAACGTTGATATTGTAGTTGATACTTTTACTGGAAATGGAAGTACATCAGTTTATACAATGACGAAAATAATATCGTACCCAGAAGATGTACTTGTTTTCATTGGAAGCATTTATCAAATACCAACTACAAATTATACAGTTGCTGGTAACTACGATATTACGTTTACGTCAAATGCTCCTAATGGAATGTCAATTAGCATTATACATAATTTAGGTAGCACAGAGGTTTCGTAATGGCAATAGGAAAGATACCAGGACAAATGCTAAACTCCAATTTGCAAAGAAATGGAGAAGACTTAGCAATTGAAACCGACTTATTATATGTTGATGTTACTAATGACCGTATTGGAATTAATACCAATACACCAGCATCAAGTTTACAAGTTGATAATATTAAAATTAATGGAAATTTAATTTCGGCATCTACAGGAAATGTAGAATTAGGTGCGCCCACTGATATTACTATCACAGGTGGTTCAGCGGATTATGTTTTAAAAACGGATGGAAGTGGCAATCTTGCTTGGACGGACGTATCAAGTATTGCAATGACTGGAACCACTATTACGTTAGGAACTCCAACAGATACAGCATTGCATCCAAATGGAGCAATCAATGATTGGGCTACTGGAACTAAAGTTACCGATGCATTAGATGATTTAAATGAATTGTCTGAAAATATTCTAAACAGTACAGCAGTTGCAAATGTTGATTTTACTGCGGATGTAGTTTCGGGCGGAGCGGGATTAGTAGTTACATTAACAATCACTGCAGACGGCACTCCGACACATTACGATATTAATTGGGGTGATGGTAATAGTACCACAAATACAACAGACTCTACTCCTACACACACATATGCCAGTAATACAGATTCGCCATTTGATGTAATTGTAACAGCAAAAAATTCAAGTGGAACTGGTAAAGGTGCAACTGTATCAAAAACACGTTCAAACTATATTGTAATTTACACAGCAGACCCAGTAGTTGACTTTAATATATACGCCGCAAGTTCTGGCGGAAGTCCAATTACACATGCAGATAGCGGAAACGCTGTTTATTTAGAAAACATAACAACTAATTCGTCAAGTGCCACTGTTATATTTACAGTTGATTGGGGCGATAGTAGCGGAACAGATACTGTAAATGGTAACGCTTCTGCAGGTGGTGTGGGCGGAGCACGGTTAGCACATACTTATACAAACGCATCTGAAACAGATTCGTCAAGAACAATAACAGTTATATTAACAACACATAATACGTGTACTCCTGCTGTGTTGCCAGTTAGTGATACAGCAACATTTAAGGTGTACGCAACACATACACCGACATTTACTACCACTACATTACGTGGCGTTAACGCCGAAGCAGACAGCGGACATATAGTTACATTCTCAAATACAACAGAAGATACAGTCGGAAGTTATACGACATTTGGAAACGTATATACATGGGATTGGAATGGGTCAACAACAAATGTAAATGTTGGAAGTGGGTTAGCAGGAGATAATGATGTTGATGTAGCACATACATTTGCATTAACATCAGGACAACAATCAGCAGGGACAACAGCAACATTTACAGTTGATTTATCATTAGCAACTAGTCATACAACTACACCATTTGATAGTAGCACAGTAGCAGTAATTGTAGAACCTGACGTAAGAACAAATTTAGCAAGTACAGCAGTAACAACAAGTGATAAAACAGGCGATAATCAGTACGATTTGTACGATTTTACGGATTTAAGTGGCAACAACAGAGCACTAGCAAGGTTTACTAATACATCACAAAATGCAGACAGTTACGTGTACGATTGGGGCGACTCAAGTGCAGATACTAATGTAACAGAAGATGGTTCTGCAGTAGGTAGTATAGGCGCAACAATTGACCATGATTATGCAGGCGAAGGAACAGGAAGTTATACAGCAAGTTTAACTTCAAGCGGAACACCTGACACAATCGCACAAACAGACGCAGAAAGCAATGTGTATACAGTTAACGCAACACCATCTGCACCAAGTAATTTAAGTACGTTTACTTTAACATTGTCTGATAGTTATCAAGGAACTAGTCCAAAGTTATGTGCAGGATTTACAGACAATAGTTCTAGTAACCCATTAAGTGCAGGTGCTAGTTTAACAACAACAACTGCAAGGCGTTACACAAGTGGAACAATTGATACTAATGTAATTAACAACGCATATAACGGTTCTAGTGGAACACTAAGTGCTAGTGTAAATGGCATTATAAAAGGCAGTAAAGTGTTTACTACAACCACTGCGGAAAACGGAACATTTACTAGTCTAGTTGTGAGTGGCCAGGACGATGCACATAACACAATTAGTTCTTCGACGTACCCAACTGATTTTTACCAAACATTTGATGCTAAGATTACACAAGCATTAACAAGTTATACAGTTGGTGTTAATGACCAAAAATTAAGTCATTCAGCAACAGGCAATTCATCTGTAGTTAGTGTAGTTTACGATGACATTACTGTTAATCCATCTGTGTCAGCAGGCACATTAGCAGAAGGAACATCAGGTACTAAGAAATACATTTCGGGTGTACCTTATTACAATGCAGGAAGTCCTACTGTAGTTTTATCTGGTGTAGAGGTTAGTAACTTCACAGGTCAAACATACCAAGATACAATAAGCCCAGTTAATGTAAGTAGTGGCACAAATGCAGAAAGCACATCATCAAACGCAATTAGTACAACTAATTTTACGTACACACAATCGGACGGCGCAACAAGTATGCTTACTGGTGGAATTCCTGAATTAGATACTGGTGTTGCATCTGCGTACACATTAGGAGCACTAACTGTTCCTATTACATCAAGTAGTGTTAGAACTATTGATACATTAAAGGTACGTGCCAAGAACAGTAACGGAACAGGTAGTTATGTTGAAAACTCTACTAAGATAGCAGTACATACTGCATCACAGAGTGGAATTAATGAAACAGCGATACCCGTAAGTGATGATTTAGGTACAGGACATGATGACGATGGTATTCGTGTATTTGACTTTAACGGAGACACAACAAACACTCCTAGTTTTACTGGAGCAACTAACTTTTATACAAACAGTGTC